TCATCAGTACGATGACGGTAGGCCAAGTGCATAACGCGATTAGCGGCTTTGAATACTTCCTGGACTGAGGTGATCTCATCTTTTATATAGATGGGCTGACAATCTACGCCATCGTTGTAGTGCACTCCGCACGATTCCCGGAAGGGACCCGTGCTAAAGGACTTATCCTGATTAAGGGTAAAGCCCAGGAATGAACTGACACGCTGGAATAACGCGACAGCTTCGCTTGGTATGATCACGTCGTCACCGTAGACTCTTACACACGGGTCTATCCCGACCACTTCGCAAGAAGCGGCGGCTAGTGCCCAGAATATCAGAGTTTCAAGTTCGAACGTGAACCCATTCCCCATTGAGGAGAACTTTTCCCAACGAAACTGCTTACCGTCAAGTACACCATGCCGCGAACGGCTGGCGTCCATAACGTCGAACCACGTATTGTCCTCGACTAGCAAACGTACCACCTCGCGAGAGATAGTATCGCTTGCAGCCTTGAAATCCAACGTGGCCAACTGTCCGGTAATTGACCCTAGTCTAGCAGCGGATTGGTTATCTCGCTGTGACTGTAGGTCGATGCCGACTTTGCTCTTCAGACGCTTCCGAATCATCTTCCCGATTGAGAGTTGAAACCAGATGTTTAGGTCCGGCTCTATCGCAATCGATCGATGCGTCTTGGCGTTTTTGGGAACAAAGGTAACCTTGTTTCCGCTTACGATGGACAGACGAGTATCTGCCTCGAACCAAAGCGGGTAGGCCTCCGGGAGGAGGTCCCTCACAAGTTCATGAAGGGGATACGTAATTTCGACTGAACGTCGAAATTTCTCTTCGGCGCTAGTATCTCCTTTGACAGAGGTACTAGAGCCGGGGCCCCATGCCCCTTGATCAAACCACTCGCTCGAACAGAAGTCTCCTAATACCTTGGAGATTTTATGCGCCGCCGTTGCAATAACGGAAGCACACTCACCCACATACTCGGGGTGAGATCCAAGACCTCGAAGACGACGGTTCGTTTCAAGACAGCTGTGTTCAGCGGCTTCGAACTTTTCCACGGCGACCTTTTCGGGGTCGGTAGGTAGAGTCAAAAACTTTGCCTTCGACAGCAGATTACTTACTAAGTAATCATCTCGAAATCTGTGGGGCCATTGATAGTCCCCAGGCTTTGACGTCAGTTCCAACAACTGGCTATGCTCGTTCTCACGAAACATAATCCAAGCTGCTAGCGACCGAGGTGTGTCGATAGCCTCGAGCAGTTTGTGAAGAGAGCGAACCGAGATATCGTTCCGCACACAAGACAGG